CGAAGAAGAACGGGAAGTATCAACCTTGCGGAAGAAGCAAGGGGGAGAAAAGAGCCTATCCAAAATGCGTACCACTTGCAAAAGCCACACGGATGACAAGTTCGCAAAAGGCGAGTGCTGTCAAACGAAAACGCCAAGCCCAAAACACTGGCCCTAAACCTAAGAACGTAAAAACATTTGTAAATCGTAGAAAAATGAGTTATGGAGGTCTAGTATGATGAACTCAAGAGGAATGGGAAGAGCCTATTTAGCTAAAGGTGGTAGAACACCTGCTTGGCAACGTAAAGAAGGAAAAGATCCATCTGGAGGTTTGAATCGAAAAGGAGTAATGTCCTATAGAAGAGAAAACCCAGGTTCAAAATTACAAACAGCTGTAACAACTAAACCATCTAAATTAAAGAAAGGTTCTAAGGCTGCCAATCGTAGAAAAAGTTTCTGCGCAAGAATGACCGGAATGAAAAAAAGATTAACTTCCGCTAAAACTGCACGTGATCCCAATTCTAGGATTAATAAAAGTCTTAGAAAATGGAATTGCTAATGGCAGAACAACTCACATTTGAAAACTTCATAGTTAAATTAAGAAAAACAATAAGAAATTCTTATCAGCAAGTTGGTGATACAATGGTTGCTGGTGGAGTAAAGAACATGGAAAGTTATAATTTCATGTTGGGTCAAGCACATGCTTACCAAATAATAGATCAGGAAATATCCAACCTGCTAAATCCAAAGGAGGATAAAAATGGAAAACAACAAGACAATACTAACGTCATCAAATTCGGAAAAGACGGAAACTCCGAAGATTAAATTAGCGTTAGAAGAAAAATATAAAGAATTAGATTCTGAAAAAGATCAAGCGTATGAGCGTTTGAAAAATAAAGAGTCTACTAAACTACCTATACCAACTGGCTGGAGAATGATTGTTCTACCATTTAAAATGGCAGAAAAAACAAAAGGCGGATTGTATTTAGGTCAAGAAACTTTAGAACGACAACAAGTCGCTTCTACTTGTGGACTTGTGTTAGCACAAGGACCACACTGTTACGACAAAGACAAGTTTCCTGAAGGTCCATGGTGCAAGGTCGGTGATTGGGTTATCTTTGCACGTTACTCAGGATCTAGGATCAACATTGATGGTGGTGAGGTTCGAATATTGAACGACGATGAAGTACTTGCAACCATTCAAAACCCAGAAGACATACTTCACAAATACTAACATAGGAGATAACTATGCCAAACATAGAAGAAAAAATGGTTGACATTGATACATCAGGTCCAGGTGCCGAGGTTGAATTACCAGAAGAAAAAACACCAGAAACTGAAATAGAGGTATCCAATGAAAAAACTGAAAACAATACTGAGTCCAATGACTCAGCTAAGGAATCTAGTGAGCAGTCTACTGTTCAAGCTAGTGAAGAAGGAACCAAGGACCAAGAAACAGAAAAGAAAGTTGACGAAGAAAAAAAGAAGGAATTAGAAGATTACTCTGAAGGAGTAAAAAGAAGAATAGCTAAGTTGACCAAGAAAATGCGTGAAGCAGAACGTAGAGAAGCGGCTGCATTAGAATACGCAAAGAAAGTTCAAACTGAGCAAGAACTTCTTAAATCCAAATATTCTAGATTAGATACAGGTTATGTATCTGAAATGGAAAGTAGGATTAAATCTAGCCTAGAAGCGGCTGCTGCAAAGTTAGCTAAAGCTAGGGAAGATGGAGATTTGAAAGCTGAAATAGCAATTCAAACTGAGATATCAAAACTTGGTTATGAAGAAGCAAGATTGGCTGAAATCAAATCTAGATCTGTTGAAGAAGAACCAAAGGTTAAAAAAGCACCTGAAATTCAACCTCAACAACAAGAACCAATCAATCCAGACCCTAAAGCTCAAGATTGGGCTCAAAAGAACACTTGGTTTGGTCAAGATGAGGCAATGACATATACCGCATTTAGTCTACATAAAAAGCTTGTAGAAGAAGAAGGTTATGATCCACAATCGGATGAGTATTATTCTGAAATAGATAAAAGAATAAGACTTGAATTTCCTCAAAAATTTGGTAGTGTATCGAAACAAACGACTAATAAGCCTACGCAAGTAGTTGCTTCAGCTTCTAGAAATAGTAAGCCTGGTCGCAAAACTGTTAGACTCACACCCTCTCAGGTAGCAATAGCTAAAAAATTAGGTGTGCCACTTGAAGAATATGCGAAACATATAAACACGAAGGAGTAAATGCATATGGAAAATAAAAATGAAAATAGAGCTTCTCGTGCGAGTCAGACTAGAGAAAAAGAAGCTCGAAAAAAAGTCTGGACTCCACCGTCATCTTTAGATGCACCACCTGCGCCAACAGGTTTTCGTCACAGATGGGTAAGAATTGAATCAATGGGCTTTCAGGACACAAAGAACGTCGCTGGAAGGCTAAGATCAGGTTATGAACTAGTCAGAGCTGATCAATATCCAGATTCAGATTATCCAGTGATTGAAGATGGTAAATACGCAGGAGTGATCGGAGTTGGTGGCCTTGTGCTGACAAGGGTACCGGAAGAGATCGCAGAATCTAGAGCACAATATTACGCAGAGCGTGGTATTGAGCAAGATAAAGCAGTTGACAACGATCTAATGAAGGAACAGCACCCAAGTATGCCTATCAATGTTGATAGACAGACTCGTGTAACTTTTGGTGGTACGAAGAAAAGTTAATTTTTTAACTATTCCTATCCAACTAAAGTAACTTAAACTAAAAAAAATGGAGTAAAAATATGGCAAACAAAGACGCTGCATTCGGTCTAAGACCGATTGGCAAAGTTGGTCAGAATAGAGATGCTCAAGGTTTAAGTGAATATAAAATTGCGGCTAACGACTCAAGCACAATTTACTTTCAAGATCTAGTTAAAGTACAAGCGACTGGATATGTGGATGTAGCTGCTGCAGGAGCTGTTGGTTTAGCAGGTTCACTTAACGGAGTGTTCTATACAGATCCAACAACTAAAAAGCCTACATGGGCTAACCACTACTCACAAGTTAACGCTAGTGACACGGTTGCTTTTGTAAGCGACGATCCTTATGAGAGGTTCGAAATCCAATGCAATTCTACAGCAAACCAAGCTGATGTTTTCTTAAATGCCGACATCACTTACGCAGCTGGAGATAGCGCTAACTATGTATCAAAAGTAGAACTTTCAAAAGCTTCTTTAGATACTGACTCTGCTCAATTAAGAATCATTGGCATTAGTAAAGACCCTGAAAACAATGACACTGCAAGTGCCAATGTTAACTTGGTAGTTACTATCAATGAACATTACTTGAAGAGTGCAACAGGCATATAATAGGAGAATAAATTATGGCTATATCACGATCACAACTAGTTAAAGAACTAGAGCCAGGATTGAATGCACTATTCGGCCTGGAATACAAACAATACGAAAACCAACACGAGCAAATCTACGTGAAGGAAACTTCAGACAGAGCTTTCGAAGAGGAAGTTATGTTATCTGGTTTTGCTCAAGCACAAGTTAAAGCTGAGGGTTCTGGTGTGACTTTTGACAATGCTCAAGAGACTTTCACTGCTAGATACACTCACGAAACTATTGCTTTAGCTTTCTCAATCACTGAAGAAGCGATTGAAGACAACCTATATGATAGATTAGCTTCGAGATATACAAAAGCGTTGGCAAGAAGTATGGCACAAACAAAACAAGTTAAAGCTGTTAATCCTTTAATTCAAGGATTACCAACTACTGACAACTTTGATTCAGGCGACGGTGTTTCTTTATTTAACACTGCTCACCCAACAGTTGCTGGTAGCTTCAAAAACACTTTAACTACTCAAGCAGACTTAAACGAAACTTCTCTTGAACAATGTTTAATCGACATTGCTGCAATGACAGACGAGAGAGGTCTTAAGATCGCTGCAAAAGGATTGAAACTTATTGTTCCTAGTGAACTTCAATTCACTGCAGAGAGATTAATGAAATCTGCTCAAAGAGTTGGAACTGCTGATAATGATATCAATGCAATCAGATCTATGGGAATGTTACCTCAAGGTTATGTGGTTAACAATTTCTTAACTGATACTGATGCGTTCTACATCATTACAGATGTGCCAAATGGAATGAAGTACTTCGAAAGATCACCTATATCTACTAAGATGGAAGGTGACTTCGATACTGGAAACATGAGATACAAAGCTAGAGAAAGATACTCTTTTGGAGTTTCTGACCCTAGAGGTATCTTCGGTGTTGAAGGTGCTTAATTCTTAAGCATTTTATTTAAAAGGGCGATCCTTGTGGTCGCCCTTTTTTTATGGTAGAAAGAAATAATCATGAAAACTTTCCGTATTAAAATTAGAGCCTATGGATACTTCTGCGACTTCACTTTAGAATGTGAAGACTCTAGTGAAGCACTAGAAAATGCAATAGTTGACAAACTAGGACAAAATGATATAGTATGGGAAGAATCCAAATTTTATAGTTTAAGTAAAGTTTGGTTGACCTATGAGGAGGTTAATGATGCAAACACACGTTCAATCCCTTTACAAACAGAAGAGGGGCTTAGAACTACAGTGGGAGCAGCACTATAACGACGAGGGTAGATATACTCTCGATATGGTTAGGATTGATAACAAGATAAAAGAAGTTATCAACCATATTAAGATGGCAGAAGCTAAAGAAGCTAGTCGACTTAATAAAATACTTGATGCTGCACCTCAAGTTTCAGTAGCTACTTAATTAAAACGCTACTAAATCGCTGGAAACGTCAACTCCACTACAAACTCTCTTGCACTCTACTAAAATCTAATATATAAAATACGTACTATACAATTAAAATTGGCATAGACGAGTATAGTCGACGGCCTAGAGACTATGTCAATGTAAACTAGGAGGATAAAAATATGGCACAAACTACATTTACAGGACCAGTGGTATCTCTTAACGGATTTATCGGTGGACCAAACGTAAACGCACAAGGAACTGCAGCTAATGATACACAACAAGGTGGAAACCTTCCGTTCTTAGCATCTGCTGGTAATGTAACTACATTATCTACAACAGGTGGAACTAGAACTTTAAAAGCTACTGAAAACGAAGGCGTTATTGCATACGTTAAATACGGTGCAAATGGAACTTCTGTATCTTGTTATGTTTTTTCAAACGGAGTCCAATGGCTTCAATTGAATGACCCAACAAGCACAGTTGCGTAATCAATTAAGGGGCTCCTTCGGGAGCTCCTAAAATTTAGGAGATAAAATGAGTTTTAAATCAGATGTTAAAGCAATAAGAAGAAACACAACAGGTGTTGTATTTGCTGGAAGAACAAGATTAAGAGGAATTATTCTTGGAGCACCTAATACTACAGAAGCAGGTTCTGTTATATTGGTAAATGGTGGAACAACTACTACATACTTTCAAGCAGATGCTCCAGCAGGTGACGTTTTTGCATTTAACATTCCAGAAGATGGAGTGTTATTTGAAAATGGAATGAGTATTTCTTCGTTAACAGGAACAGTAACTGTATTGTTAGATAAGTAGGAGGCTAAATGGCTAACACTACTTCAGGTACATATATTTTTGATAAGAATTTTTCTATTGATGAGATCATAGAAGAATCTTATGAAAGAATAGGGCTAAGACCAAATGCAGGTTATGATCTTCAATCCGCTAGAAGATCTTTAAACATTCTTTTTCAAGAATGGGCTAATAGAGGTTTGCATTATTGGGAAGTAGCAAATAATAATCTTACATTAGTAAATGGACAAAATACATATACTATGTATCGTTCTACTTCAGATGGAACATCTGATACAACTGCTGTTTATGGTGTAGATGATGTATTAGAAGCATCTTATAGAAATATATCTACTCCTAGTAATCCAATTGATACTCCACTTACAAAAATAAATAGATCTGCTTATCAAGCATTTTCTAATAAATTAGCTACAGGACAACCTACACAATATTTTGTTCAAAGGTTCATAGATAAAATTACAATTACTTTATATACAACTCCAGGATCTTCCCAAGCTGGAAATTACATAAACTATTATTATGTAAAAAGAATTCAAGACGTTGGTAATTATACGAATGCAACTGATGTACCTTATAGATTTGTTCCTTGTATGTGTGCAGGACTTGCTTATTACTTAGCAATCAAAAGAGCTCCACAAAGAACTCAAGAATTAAAATTATTATATGAAGATGAATTACAAAGAGCTTTAGCTGAAGATGGTTCTTCATCTAGTTCTTTCATAACACCTAAAACTTATTATCCGAGTGTTTAATTATGGCAACTTTATCTAGAGGAAAATACGCACAAGCAATATCAGATCAAAGTGGAATGGCCTTTCCGTATGATGAAATGGTTACACAATGGGATGGTTTATTTGTTCACTATTCAGAAGTAGATCCTAAACATCCACAGTTAGAACCAAAACCAACACAAGCAGATGGACAAGGATTACCAAAAGCAAGACCTGCTAGAGTTGAACCTCCAGTATTAATATTATTACAAACTAATCCTTTTCAAACAATTAAGTATTCTGGAAATACTTACATAAATGTTTATTCACCAAATCACGGAAGATCTACTGGTAACATAGTAAGATTTAGAGGAGCAACATCTGCAACAGGATATAGTGATGTTCCTTCTTTCGATGGAGTAACAGATATTTCAAATGCTTCAGGATTCACGATTACTGTTGGAAAAATAGATTCTAGTGGTAATATATCAAATACAAGTAATTATTTTTATTTTCAAAGCAGTGACACTGCAGCTTCTGGAAATATTAGTGGAGGAGGAAACGGTTGCTCGGCTGGTCCAGTAAACTTACAGGCTTAATATGACATACGCAGAATTAGTACAAAAGATTAGAGATTATACTGAAGTAGATTCAAATGTTTTTACATCTACTATTATTGATGGTTTTATTTTAGATGCTGAATGGAAAATTAACAGGGACATAGATTCAGACAATAATAGAAAATATGCACAAGCTGACATCGTTGCAGGTCAAAGATATGTTAATACTCCTTTGATTAATGATGATACTTTAATCATTAGATCAGCCCAAATCACTAATTCTACAGGTGGTGCAAATAACTCAAGTAGATCTTTTTTAGAGTATAGAGATACAAGTTTCATATCAGAATATAATCCAACAGGAGTACAAGGATTACCTAAATACTACAGTTATTGGGATGAAAGTACTATTGTACTAGCCCCAACACCTGATCAAAATTACAATATGCAGATAAATTATATCTTGAAACCAGTTGGATTATCTAGTAGTAATACGACTACATACTTAAGTACGGAGTTCCCAAATGGCTTATTGTATGCGTGCTTAATTGAAGCATATGGATTCTTAAAAGGTCCAGCTGACATGATTCAGCTTTATGAGAAAAAATATGCTGATGCAGCAAAAGGTTTCTCAATAGAACAAATGGGAAGAAGAAGACGAGATGAATACCAAGATGGTTCACCTAGACTTCGACAAACACAATAGGAGTAATACATGGCGATAACACAAGCAGTTGCAAATAGTTTTAAAAAACAAGTACTAGAAGGTGGACATAAATTTCAATTTTCTGGTGGCGACAATTTTAAACTTGCTTTGTACACTTCTTCTGCAACGTTAAATTCTTCTACTACAGCTTATACATCAACAAATGAAGTTTCGGCTTCTGGTGCATACACAGCAGGTGGTGGGGCATTAGTAAAACCAAATCCAAGTACCTCAGTTGCATCAGGTGTTGCAATCGTAGACTTTTCAGATTTATCTTTTACTGGTGTAACTTTGACAGCTAGAGGTGCCTTGATCTACAATACTTCAAACTCAAACGCAGCAGTTGCAGTATTAGATTTTGGTTCAGACAAAACAGCAACATCAGGAACTTTTACAATTCAGTTCCCAGCTTTCACAACTTCAGCAGCAATTCTTAGAATTGGTAACGCATAGGAGGT